TTACTTATTTTTTATTAACCTTGGGTAGATTTTGATATTAAATCTTGAAGTTCTTTTTTTAGGTTCTCTACTATAGTCTATGTAATCAATAACTTCTTTTAGCAACTCATTTCTTTCTTGCATGTCATTACTTTGATAATATAATTCTAGTACTTTTTTGATTTGAGGGATTATATCTGCTATAGAGAACACTGATTCTTTTTCATTTTCTAAATCTTTCTTAGCCTGAGATAAACTAGATCTATTTAAATCAATTTTATCTGTTAGAATCTTAGATCTATCTAAATATGTATCTACATCATAAATTCCTTGCTCCAATAGGTTATGTAAGTTTTCCTTTTGTTTCATTAAGGTTTGGTATTCAGATTCCAGTGATTTTATAATAGAGTAGTAAGATTCTAAATTTGGATTTTTGTTCTCATTAGAATCTAAATCTTTAATTGAAACATTATAAGCATCCACCCAGTCTGCAAGCTCATTGATTATATCTTTTTCTAAAATATCAAGTCTGACACCTCTATTTTTACCACAGTTTAAGCACTTAACAAATTTAACTATTTCTTTATTTTTATAAGTAGACTGTTGAGCTATCATTTTATGACCACACTCCGAACAAACTATTAAACCAGCTAGAGGATTGGTTATAGTTGTATGCTGTTTAGTAGAAGGTATGAAATTTGATTTAAATAAACTTTGAGCTTGTAAAAATATAGATTCATCTATTATAGGTTCATGAATTCCTTTGGCTTCAATACGCTCATCCATAGGTCTAGTTTTAGAGCTATTTTTTCCTCTCTCAACTTTATTCCATACAACATACCCTGCATAAGTTTTATTTTTTAATATATCTCTAACACCTTTATCATACCAAGTTCTACCTGTAGTGGTTTTTAGACCCAAAGAGTTTAAGTGAGTTGCTATTTTAACTCCACCATAATGTTTATTAACATATAAATCAAATATCATTCTAACAACTTCTGCTTTATCCTCATCTATAACCATAGATTTATTTCCAGACTCATCAAATACAAATTTATATCCATAAGGGGGCTTGCTAGCTATAAATTTACCTTCTTCAACACTTTTAACTCTGCCTCTTTGCATACGTCTAGTAATAAGCTTAAGCTCTTTACGAGCCATAAATGCTTCAAATTCAGAGTATTCCTCATCCCACTCATTATTTAAATCATATGTTTTTCTAGGAGTTATAATTTTAGTAGCGGACTTTTTAAAAGTTTCAAGTATAAGACCTTGGTCTTGCATGTTACCTCTACCAAGTCTATCTATATCCATAACTAATACAGAATCATAAAAATTACTTTTTACTTCCTCTAAAAGTTCTAACATTTTAGGTCTATAAGCAATGCTTTCACCGGATACTAACTCTTCTTTTATTTCTACTATATTTAAATTTTGTTCTTTTGCTACTTTTAATAGAGTAGATCTATGTCTACTTAATGTTTCAAATTCGCCTTGTTTTTCAGCTTCTTCATCTGAGCGTGACTTTCTTAAGTAAATACAAGTTTTCATATTTTATCGCCGCCTTTAATTAAGTAAATATAATACTATATTAAAATATATGGTAATTACTTACAATACTGAATCGAAAATATGTTCTTACATTATTAAATTTTACTAGGTAATAGATATTAAATAATAAAAAACTTAAATGGCAAGTTTTTACAAATTATGACAAATAAATTTGTTATAATATAAATGAAAATGTATTAAAAAGGAGACGTCAAATGAAAATAAATAAAAAAATCTTAAATTTAATATTAGTCGGAGTAGCATCTATGTCGTTAGTTGCATGTTCTTCGCAAGAAAGTAAAAAAGTTGATTCAGGTAAAGCTACTCCTACAGAGCAGTCTAAGGAACAAGACTCAAATATAACTAAATCTGATGAAAAAAAAGAAGATATAGTATTAGTAGATGATAGCCTTATAAAAGCTGTAGTAACTGAAAAAAAGGCAGATACATTTGGAGCAGGATATGTAGTTAAAATAGAAAATAAATCTGATAAGAAAATAATTGTACAAACTAGAGATACATCTATTAATGGAACTATGGAAGATGCTATGTTTAGTTTAGATATAATGCCAGGTAAAACAGCTAATGGTATAATTCAATTTATGAATATTAAAAAATTAGATGAATTAAAAAATTTAGAAGGAAAATTAGTAGTAATAAATGAAAATTATGAAGAACTTCAATCTTATGATATTAAAATAGATTAGTGTAAATTTGAAACTTAAATAAAAAAATAAGCCGAATAATTTATTCGGCTTATTTTTAAAAATTAAAATATATCTACGAACTCACTTATGATAAAGCTAGGAATAAAATAAATCATATAATTATCAATTTTAACTGATACACCATATTTATTTTTATAGCACTCAAGAGCTTCATCTAAAAAAAGAATAATAACATCTAAAAACTCAGCTATTTCTTCTTTAGATCTACAACGGTTTTTCCATGCATAAATAAGCCCATTCAATCCAATTAATTTGTCATAAGAAACCAATCTCGCTTTATATTCCTGTTTATAATTTGATATATCATCTAAATCTAATATATTTCGATAGCTTGTATAGTGATGAGCTAGTTCTTCAGCTAGGACACAAGCTTTTTCTTTATTTAAAAAATAATTTAATTACAAATTTTTCCAAAATATTGCATAAGTTTATGATACAATATCAAAGGAACAATATAAAGGAGGGGAAATTATGAAAAAAATTATAGCTATTATACTATCTTGCGGTATTATAACATCTAATATAGTTATAGCAAATGCAAGTAATAAAATGTATGCAGAGGAAAGCAGTAAACCTAATATGTATAAATCTTCTGATATATTAGGACATTGGGCATATAATCAAATAAATGATTTTATGAATAAAGGATATATAAATGGATATCCAGATGGTACATTTAGACCAGAAAACTCTATTACAAGAGCTGAATTTGTAAAAATATTAAATAAGACATTTAATTTACATAATAGTAGCGGAGTAGTATTTAATGACACTAAAAGTCACTGGGCTAAAAATGAAATTGATATTGCAGTTACTAATGGTGTATGTAGAGGAACATCGGATACAACATTTGAACCAGATGCTCCTATAACTAGAGAACAAGCAGCTAAAATGATAGCTAATTACAAAAGAATAACTGATACACATCATAATAAAATAAATAACTATGGTGATGGATGGGCAGTTTCTAATTGGGCTAAGGATGCAGTAGAAAGTATATTAGAAGCAGGATATATGAATGGATACTCTGATAATAATACATTTAGACCATTAAACAATATAACTAGAGCAGAGGCAGTAGTTACGTTAGGAAGAGTTGAAAATAATCCACATCCAGTGATACCAGTACCACCTAAACCTGGAATAACAGATGACACTATAGTATATACAACGCCTAAGGGGAAAAGTTATCACCTAACAAAAGATTGTGTAGCTTTAAAGAGAAGTCCTAATATCTCAAGCATGACAGTAAGACAAGCTAAGCAACAAGGCAAGACAGATCCATGTAATATTTGTATAAGATAGTTATAGAAAAGACTAGTTAAAACTAGTCTTTTCTATTTATTCTATAAATTCACTTATGATAAAGCTAGGAATAAAATAAATCGTATAATTATCAATTTTAACTGATACACCATATTTATTTTTATAACATTCAAGAGCTTCATCTAAAAACGAAATAGTAATATCTAAAAACTCAGCTATTTCTTCTTTAGATCTACAACGGTTTTTCCATGCATAAATAAGTCCATTCAATCCGATTAATTTGTCATAAGAAACCAATCTCGCTTTATATTCTTGTTTACAATTTGATATATCATCTAAATCTAATATATTTCCATAGCTTGTATAATGATGAGCTAGTTCTTCAGCTAGTACACAAGCTTTTTCTTTATTTGAAGCTAATCTATTTTTATTAATAGCAATTTTCCCATCATAATATAAACCATCAGAATTAGATTTAAGAGCAACCTCTTTTAAAATTATATTATTCTCATATGCCTCTTGTTGTAATTCCTCATATATATTCACATAATTCACCTAGCTTTTACCAATTATCCATATCTTCTATGTCTTGCATAATTTTATCTATTTCACCATGCTCAGTTAAATGGTCATTGTGAGCAGCGATTGTTTTTATTTCAGAGGCTGGCTGTTCTTTTATGTAAGATGGAATAAGAGTTAATTCAGAAACTCTTTTAATTGCTTCATCTTTCCCAGTTTCATTAAGGTTATTAAAACTATTTAGTAATTTACGTTCTTTAATAGATATAGTATCTTCAGTTTTATTAAACTCATTTTGTATGTCTACATTTTCCCAACCCATTAGATATGCGGGGGATACATCAAATATCTCTGCCATTTTTTGAATAATTGAACGTTTTATATTTTCAACTCTACCATTTTCATATTTATTTATTGCAGCTTTTTTTAAACCTAATAAATTGCCTAACTCTTCTTGAGTTAGGCCTTTTTCAATCCGAAGATTCTTGATTAACTCTCCCATCTCCATAAGAATACCAACTCCTTATTATTTATATTGAGTATCTTAATAGTAACATTTATATTCATTAAATACAATAAATTATTAATAAGTATCTTAAAAAGATTCAAAAAAGTGTTGACAGTATAAAAAATAGAATATATACTTAAAGTATCTTAAAAAGATACAAGCGAGGTGAATAAAAGTGAATAAATTACTTTTAAAATCTAAAATGATTTTATTTGGAGACAATAATGGTCTATTAGCTGAATATATAGGCATATCTAAACAAAGGTTTTCGGCTAAGATAAATGAAACTAAGGGTGCAGAATTTACACAAGGTGAGATTAGAAAAATAAAAAATAGATATAATCTATCAGCAGAAGAAATAGAGGAAATTTTTTTTAAAAACAAAGTATCTTAAAAAGATACATAAAAAGGAGGACTAGTATGAATAAAGTAGTAAAAATGACAAATGAAAATATAGCTACAATGACAAGTTTAGAAGTAGTTGAGCTAATAAATAACTTTAGAGAAGAAGAAGGCAACACAGCTATAAAAGAACATAGAGATTTTATGAAAAGCATTAGAAAAGAAATAGAAAGATTAGAAAAAGCAGGAATTACTAACGGGGGAAATTTTTCGCTGGTTAGTTATATAGATGCAAAAGGCGAAGAAAGACCATGCTTCAAAATGAATAAAGCAGGAATAATGCAGATGTTAAATAAAGAGAGTGCATTAGTTAGATATAAAACACAACAATATATAGAAGCATTAGAAAATAAATTAAAAGAACCAGCTAAGATATTAAGTCCTATGGAGTTATTAAAACTACAGTATGAAGCACTTGAAGAGCAAGGACAGAAAATCGAGGAAGTAAAAGAAGATTTAAAAGACTTTAAAGCGGATATACCACTTTTTACAGTTGAGTGTGAAGAAATATCAAAAGCAGTTAAGAGAGTAGGAACTAGGGTGCTTGGTGGACATGGAAGTAAAGCATATAACAATAAGTCAATAAGAGCAAAAGTATATAGTGATATACATAGACAATTAAAAAGAGAGTTTGATGTTAACAGTTATAAGGCAATAAAGAGAAAATACTTAAGTGAAGCCATTGATATAGTTGAAAGATATAACTTAACAATATCACTAAATGAACAAATAAGTATGATGAATAGCCAAGTGGAGTTTGCTTAGAATGGAATATTGTGGATGATAGGATCTATATCAAAAATTGAAGTTAAAGAACTAATAGAAGAATAGGACAATTTTAGAAATTCATATGATTTATATATAGGGAGGTTGAAATTATGGCTACTAAAAGAAGAGAAACAGAATATGGAACTATTGCAGAAACAGAGCATGGAATTATTGAAATAATCTCTCCAGAAGTAAGACTTGGGAGAAAACAAACAGAAGAAGAAATTCAAGCTATACTTGATAGAATTGCAAGAGTTAACTATAAAATAGCTAAAAGATTATACAAAGAAGGCAAATTAGAGATTAAGAAATAATATTATGCTCAAAGGGCTTAAGCTCTTGAGTTTAAATAAATTAGGACAAGCATAGGAGGAAATGAGTATGTTTAAATTTTTAAATAACTTAATACCGGTATCAAGAAAGAGATATAACCGATATCAAGAGGGCCTTTTAATTGATATAAAAAGACTAGAAGATAAAAAATTTAAATTAGAAAATACAATTAAAGAAAATAACAGTGTAATTAGGGCATTAGATGATTTATTAAATTATAAAGATGCAGAGATAGAGATACTTAAAAGAAAAGTTACATGGTCAAGTGAAATGCTTGAAAAAAGAGATATAGATAATAAACAAATTGTATAAAAAAATAAGAACTCATAAGCGACCAAACTTAAAATGAGTTCTTAAATCCAAACAAAAACTAATAGGAGAATAACATATTATGCGTAAAGTTGCAATATTATCTCAAAAAAAATTGGTTAAAAGTAGAAAATAGTTTATAGAATAAATTTAATTATTTTATAAAAGAGGTAGAGGCCTAACATTTGTTTTTACCTCTATTATTACAATATGAGAAGGTGAGAGAATGGCACAAAGAAGAATGTTTAGTCTAAAAGTAATTGATACGGATTTATTTTTAGATATGCCTTTAAGTACACAAGCTTTATATTTTCATTTATCAATGAGAGCAGATGATGATGGATTTATAGGAAATCATAAAAAAATAATGAGGATGATAGGATCATCTGATGATGATATGAAAATACTTGTAGCAAAACAATTGATAATTCCATTTGAAACAGGCGTATGTGTTATAAAGCATTGGAGAGTTCATAACTATATTCAAAAAGATAGATACAATCCAACTTTTTATAAAGCAGAAAAGGCTCTATTAGTTGCCAATGACAACATTTATGAAAAAGCAGAACGCATGGATACAAAATGTATACATGACGTATCCAAAACGGAGACACAGGTTAGGTTAGGACAGGACAGGTTAGAGTTAGGACAGGTTAGGTTAGAGACAGAGTTAGAGATAGAACAACATATAGATAAAAAAAGAGTAATTGATGTTGTATCTATATTCTTTCCTCAATTAGATAAAAAAAATACTCAATCCATTATTAATACATTTAATAAAATTAACAAAGATATATATTACCTAATTGAAAAGCTATTAATAGTATATGATTCAAATAATACTACAAATATAACTGGATATATAATTAAAGCTCTTAAAGAGGATTATCCAATTAGATTTGAAACTTCACTAGATAAATTAATATTAGTATGGGAAGATGAATTATTTAGTAAACAAGATGACCTAACTATAAGAAAGAGGTTAGATTATTATAAATATAAATATAGACAAGAAAAGCTAAATAGAGGTGAGTAGAGTGAAATATTCTAATAAGTGTGATTTTGATTTTACTGATAATTACATGGCATTACTAGCTTGTATAGTAACAGGATTATCAGTAGATGAGTGTGTTAGAAAGATTGCATTACAAAATAGAAGAGATCAAAAGAAAAAATCCAATAAAAAAAGAACTGGAAATAAAAGTGGATGCAAAGAAACTTATGTATTCGATATAGAAACAGGTGAACTACATAAGTTTCAAAGTGGGAAAGAAGCAGCACAAAACTTTGGACTTAATCCTGCTGGAGTTGGATTTTATATACAACATAAATATAAATATAAACATAGATACATTTTTACACGAAACAAAGATTTTAAATTTAAGGGGAAATAGAAATGACTAAAATCATAAATTTGAACTATGTGAAAAAAGAGCAAGAAAAGTTTTTAGACTACTTGAGAAATGTTGAAGGAATAAAGTATCAAGAAAGCAAATTTGAAGTTCCTATGTGGCTTACATTAGCTTTATTAAGTGAACTAGTAGAAGTATTAAATGAAACTAAGATACATAAGTGGTGGGATAGATCACAAGTTAACCAAGATAAATTAAAAGAGGAATTAGCAGATTTGTTAAGTCATTTAGGTAACTTAGCAAATGAGTTAGATGTAGATTTAATTGCATCAGTTGAAGAAACACAAACAACAAGTTTAGAGAACCAGTTTATTTATATAGCTTATAAAATAACTACATTGCCATGGAGAAAGATGTTTGGTAAGCATAAGCTAGACACTTTAATAGTTAAGTATGTAGAGCTTGTATATTCACTAGGATTTGATATGGAAGAAATAAGAGAAGCTTATTTTAATAAGATGAAAGAGAATTATCTAAATCCTAAATTTATGGAGAGTTGATACTATGAAAAAAGAAGCTAGTATACCAAGTGTAAAAGAGACATTCTTTAAACCAAGTGACTATAAAACATATCCAAATTATATGGCATTGGCACAGTGTATATGTGGATTAGAAATCAATGGAAAAGTAAAGTTTCCAGAAAGTGCAGATAAAATAATGAGTGCTTGGGGGATTAAAGGTGGTAATAAGGAGGAATAGTTATAAATTTTAATAGGATTAAAGCTAATTCAATTGAAGAAGAAAATAAAATCTAAAGTCTATGAGGTGGAGATATGAAAGTAAGCGAAAAGATGCCCGATTGGAGCACCTTTAATTTAGTAGATTATTTAATTAGGTAGTTTCAATAAATAAAACTATTAAGATGGATAGATGTAAATATTTCCACCACCAAGTATTACTATTCTATACTCAGGACTAATTTTAACTAAATTAAACTTTTCAGAATCAGGAGAAAATCTAATAGACTGAACTAAAACTTGATTCTCGTCAAATACTTGAAGATAAGCTCCTTCAGTTTTTGAAACATTTTGAACTATATATTTGTTATCCTCAGAAAAGTTTAAATCAGCAACCTTATAGACACCTTCTTTAAATAGGTTAACTGCATAAACACTACTAGATAGGCTTAATAAAAAGCATGAAGATAATAAAAGTACAATTATTTTCTTTTTCACATTAAAACCACCTTTCTAGAATAGTTTGACTCTTAAAAAAATAAATATTCGTTAACCTAAAGAGAAATAATTGACTAATGAAAAAGTAAATTTTACATTTTATATAGAAAAAAAGACTAGAAATTAATCTAGCATTTAATGATAAATGCGTTTGTACACGATGATCATACACAGAAGATAATTTTATTATATGAAGTTATAAATCAGTTATTCAAAAAAATATAAAAGATTTAGGAGGTTGATATGGAAGTTAATTTTACAATAGATGGGAAACCACAGGGCAAAGGAAGACCAAGATTAAGTTATGGAAGGATAAAAACACCAGAGCAAACAGTTATGTATGAAAATTATATAAAGTTATTATATAGATCACAGATAAAAACATATTTTGAAGGTCCTATAAAGATAGATATAAATTGTTTTTATCCAATAGCTAAAAGTGATAGCAAAAAGAAAAAACAGGCCAAGATAAATGGAGAAATTAGACCTCAAAATATAAAGCCCGATGCAGACAATGTTATAAAGGTAATATGTGATGCTTTAAATGAAGTTGCTTATAAGGATGATACTCAAATAGTTGAATTAATAGCTTCTAAGTACTTTTCAGATAAGCCTAGGGTAGAGGTCACAATACAAGAAATTTAAAGCTTATTTTAACTTAAGCAAAATTTAAGGAAATGTATGTATAATGATTAATTATACAATTTTAAGTATTAGAAATATGTGGAGGGTGATAGTATGAATGGTAAAACAAATAAAGGAATTATAAGAAATATAGACTCATTAGGAAGAGTTGTAATACCAAAAGAATTTAGAAAAATGTTAAATATAAAGGAAAATGAGCCTGTTGAAATAGCATGTGAAAATGGAGCTATTACAGTAAAAAAACATAATGATTCATGTATTTTATGTGGATCCAAAGAAGATTTAAAAAATGTAAAAAATATTTTAATATGTGAAAAATGTCTAGAGGAAATGAAAGATATTATAAGTTAAAAGGAAATAGGAAGTGACTGCTTATGGAAAAAAAAGAACTATTTAAAAAGGTAGAAGGAAGATTACATAATTATAAGTTTTTAGAAGCTCAAATAAGTAATATAGAATTAGATATAAAGAAAGAAAAACTTGAATATAGAGGTTGTGGAGCCATAAGTTATGATGAAAGAACAGGTGTAACCTATAATATTTCTAGGATTGTTGAAAAAGAGGTTATAGCTAAAGAAAAGAAAATAGCTAAGTTGATGCAAAGTAAACTAGAAAAAGAAATTGAGAAAGAGAAGATCGAAAACTCATTAAGCTGCTTAGACCACAATGAAACTAATTTCTTTAAATTATTCTATAATAGTAAAAGTAAAAATAATATGAAGTATATAAGTATAAAATTACATATGGACCGCAGTCATTGCTATAAAATTAGAGAGAGATTAGTTTATAAAGTTATGGGGATGTTATATCCGAATTATGAAGAATTACCATTATTCAATGAATATGATATCAAACCCAACACTTTTACGACACTTTAACTACAAAATGAAGATTTTTTATACATTCAGAGGTGGTAATATAGTAGTATAGGAAATTTAAGATAACTCAATCGCTTATTTCTTAATACCCCCTCTTTATATAATGGCTAGGGTATAAAATTACCCTAGTAACGTGAGGACATAGTTTAATGGTAAAATAGTTATTTAATTAGAAGATAAAAGGTTCGATTCCTTTTTAACCCTCACCAATATAACTTTACGGCTCTTAAGAGGACTCTGTAGAGGTACGGAGTATAAACTACTTACATATATTAGTTAGTAACAATAACTTATCCATTTAAAAAAGTCAGGACTTTCTCACCTGACTTTTTTTATTTTATTGAGGGGATTTTATTTGAATTCAATTTGGGGTGGTGAGATATGAACTATGTAGAACCAATTAGAGATTTAGATACATTAGAAAATATGTGCTCATATTTAAAAAAGACAAATGAAAGAGACTACATTCTATTTATGATGGGGATATATACGGGTCTTAGAATATCCGATATACTAAAGTTTAGAATATATGATGTAAAAGGTAAAAGGCAAATAGTCTTAAGAGAAAAGAAAACAGGGAAACAAAAATTCATAGAGATAAATCCAATATTGAAAAGAGCAATTAAAGATTATGTAGAGGACAAGGATCCTGATGATTTTTTAATTAAATCACGTAAAAACTACAACAGGCCTATATCTAGAGAAAGGGCATATGTGATTTTAAAAGAGTTAGGAGAATTATTTGATGTTCCTTGTTTAGGAACTCATAGTATGAGAAAAACATGGGGATATCATTACTATAAGCAAAGCAAAGATATAGCATTACTTCAGAAGATATTTAATCATTCATCTCCAGCTGTAACCTTACATTATATAGGTATAGACCAAGACAGAATGAATAAAGCTTATACGACTTTTAGATATTTTTAATTTAATTTTATCTATAATATAACATAAAAAGAGAATGTTATATTGGTTTATTTTACTTAGAAAAAATGAAGATTGAAATCATTGCAAATACTAAGTCTACAGTGGTTATATAAGTTGATAAAATGTATATAACACACTATTAGATATGTTACTTTCAGAAGGTAGAGTTTATAAATAATTTGAAAATCTAATAGTATATGTAAAGGATCTCTTTAAAAGAGTTCTTTTTTATTTAAATAAAGGTTTATAATAGCTTAATAAATTTAATGACAATTTTAGATTTATTGATTAAAAAATTTATAGTAATTGGTAAAAATAGGTAAAATGTTCTTCGGAGTAACCGTATTATATACTTTGAAGAAGGTGATTAAATGAATATAAATGAAAAAATAGAACAAGAATACAACTCATACTATAATTCAAATAAGAATACGCTATCTGCAGAACGTAAAATAACTATATATAACGTCCTAGAATTAGAAAAGGAACAAAAGTTAAATGAAATTGCTAAAGCAGAAAATATAGAACTAGAATTTATGCCTATAGTAATAAATGTAGTAAGCGTTGTTATATATTTAATGAATCTAGTGAAGGATTCCAAGGATATATTTAAATTTGGTGATTTAGGTGTAATGTTATATATTATATTTGGCTGGATAGTAATATTAATATACTTAGTGAAGTCAGATAAAGATAGAAAAAAAACAAAGCAAGAAAATAAAAAGACAAAAGAAAAAATAGAAAACATATCCACTAAGCAATTAGTAATTAAGCGATTAGCATTAGAAGAAGACAATATAAACCTATAAAGAACTCTATAACGGAGTTCTTTTTTATGGAAAAAATTTATAAATAGCCAGAGCAATGTAGTATACGGCTACTTAGATTAAAGAGGTATTAAACATGTTAAAGAAGTTTTGTAGATGTGGGAAGATTATTCCTCAAGAAATTTCTATGTGTTATGACTGTGAAGCTAAATTTAATAATAGACAACAGAAAGTATATAAGGATTATAGAAAGCGAAGAGTAGATTTTAAAGAACAGAAATTTTATTGTAGTAAAGAATGGAAGTTTACTAGAGATTCTGTAAGGCAAAGAGACAATGGTATATGTAAGTTATGTGATGATAACTTAAGTGATGTAGTACATCATATAGAGACTTTAAAAGATTGCTGGAGCAAGAGATTAAATATGAATAACCTTATATGTCTATGAGATAGGTGTCATAAGAAGGTACATAGAATGTACGATAAAGGAGAAACATCTAAAATTAAGATGCAAAATGAATTAAAAAGATTGATAAAAGGAAATTATTAAAGGGTAGGGGGGTAGTCAAAAAGTTTTTGGCTTTTGACGTAAGTCCATGGTTGCAGTTTTTTTCCGCGAAAACTCCCCACTGGAAAATTTTAAGAGGATAGGAGGGAAAATAAGGTGGCAGGCAAAAAACAACCAATTGAATTAGTAGTAGCAAATGGTAAGAAACACCTTACAAAAGCTGAGATTGAGCAAAGAAAAAGTACAGAAGTAAAAGCAAATTCAGATAAAATAAAACCTCCTACTCACTTAACAAAAGAAGAGAAAAAACAGTTTAAAAAGATATCAAAAGAGCTAATAGATATAGGCATAATGGGTAATGTAGATTGTGAAATATTAGCTATGTATGTAGAATCACTGACTGAATATAATAAAAATTCATTAGAATTAAAACAATTAAATCCTCGCAAAAACTACGAAGACTATAATAAAATAGCTATTGAAAAAGATAGATGTATAAAACAATGTAGAGGATTTGCTTCAGATATGGGATTAACTATATCTAGTAGGTGTAGATTAGTGCTACCTAAATCAATTGAAAAAGAAAAGAAAAATAAATTTTCTAAGTTTGCAAAATAGGGGGTGATTCTATGTGAATTTAGATAGGGTTACTCAATATGCCGTAGACGTAGTAGAAGGTAGGATTGTAGCTGGAAGATATGCAATTTTAGCATGTCAAAGGCATTTAGATGATTTAGAAAAGTCAAATTTAGCTCCATATAAGTATGAGTTTGATATAGAAAAAGCAAATGATATTTTAGATTTTGCAGAAACACTTACAATAGCAGAAGGTGAGGAAGAAATCCCTGTAAATTTAGAAGGATTTCAAGTATTTATATTAGGCTCTTTAAATGGATGGGTTACAAAAGGTACTGGATATAGGAGATTTAGAACATCTTATATTCAGTTAGGTAGACAAAATGGAAAATCATTTTTAAATGGTATTTTAGGCACATATTATGGAGCTTTTAGTGGTTATAAATATGGACAACTATATTGTACGGCCACTAAATCAGACCAAGCTAAGATAGTATTAAATGAAATGATTAAGTTTATTAACTCTGATGAAGATTTATCAGAGTTTTTTAAGGTTAAAGAACATGACAATACAATAATAGCTTTAAATACTAACTCTATAATAAGAGCATTAGGAAGAGATACAAAATCAATAGATGGTTTTAGACCATTGCTTGGTATCGTCGATGAATATCACGCTCACAAGAATAATCAAATGTATAAATTGCTTGAGGGTGGTACAAGAAAAATGAAACAATGTTTAATTTCAGTAATAACTACGGCTGGATTTGAATTAAACTGCCCTTGTTTTAAATTATATGAATACTGTAAAAACATCTTAGAAAATGTATTTACTAATGATGCTCAGTTTGTGTATATAGCTGAGATGAATGAAGACGATGACATTTGGGACTTTAAAAACTGGATAAAGGCAAATCCGTTAGTATGTAAAGATGCAGAAGACCTTGAAAACTTAAAAAAAGTAGGGGATTCTGCAAGGGATATGGGCGGAGATGATTTAAGAGACTTCTTAACAAAAGCGTTAAATATATGGATTCAATTTACAGATGATCAATATATAAAACCTAAGTTTTGGAAGGAATGTGAAAGTGAAAGAACTTTAGAAGATTTTAGAGGACAAAAATGTTACGTAGGATTAGATTTAAGTTCTGGAGGAGACTTAACTTCACTTGCATTGGTATTTATATATTATGTTGAAGGGGTTAAAAAGTACTATATTCATTCTCATAGTTTTATACCAAAAATGAAAGTAGAAGAACATATCAAAAGTGACGATGCTCCATACAATTTATGGATTAAAGATGGATTGTTAACAGTTACAGAGACTTTAGGTGGGATTAAAACTGATTATAAATATATAATTAGATATTTAAAGAATCTTATTGAAAAGTATGAATTTAAAATTGAACAAGTAGGCTATGATCCACATAATGCGGATGCCTTTTTAAGTGATTTAGAAGAATTAGGGTGCGATTGTATAGAAATTTATCAAACTCATAAATGGCTTAATGATGCTACTGAAGATTTTGAGCTTGAAGTAAGAGCAAAAAATATTGAGTACAATAAAGAAAATGAATTACTTTCATGGTCCGCTGTAAATGCAAAAACAGTCTCTAATCCAAATGGAGAAATCAAGATAGATAAAGATAGAAGAAACAAAAGAATAGACCCAATAGATGCTATTATAGATGCATATAAGCTAGCATTTAAAGAGGAAAAATTATTAGATATAAGTAAGTACTCAGATAAGAATTTCTTAAATAAATTATGGGGTTGATGAAATGAAAAAAATTAAAAAGATTTTCTGTAATTATATAGAAGATATTTTAATTTTTCTAGGATTAATAATAATAGCTTTAACCACATTAAAACTTGATTTGTATATTGGTTTGTATGTTTTAGCTATTATTTTAATTATTTTAGGCATTTACTTCGCTAAAAATCCTTTAACAAGGAGGTGAGAATTAAATGCTTTTTAGTAGAAAAATTAAAAACTTAACAACAGAAATAGATATAAATGATAAAGAGCTATTAAAATGGCTTGGAATAAATCCAGATGATGTAAATGTAAGTGGTTCAAATAGTTTAAAACAAGCTACAGTATTTGGATGCTTAAGAGTATTATCCGATACTGTTAGTAAATTACCTATAAAACTATATAAAAAAGATAATGGAGTTAAGAAACTAACTAACCATTATTTAGAACCATTATTAAAACTAAGACCTAATCCATATATGAGTGCTAGTGATTTTTGGAAATGTGTTGAATTGCAAAGAAATATTGATGGAAACTCTTATGTTGCAATTGATTTTAATTCAAATGGGAAAATAAAAGGATTATATCCATTAGATAGTTCTAATATGAAGATTTACATTGATGATGTTGGGTTATTAAATTCCAATAATAAAATTTGGTATATATATACTGATAATTTAGGTAATAGACATAAATTTATGAATGATGAAATACTTCATTTTAAAGGGCTAACGCTAAATGGATTATCAGGACTAAGTGTTATAGATGAATTGAAACATCTTATAGAAAATGGTAAGAGTTCTGAAAAATATATAAATAACTTTTTTAAGAATGGACTTCAAGTTAAAGGATTAGTTCAGTATGTAGGAGATTTAAACCCTCAAGCAGAGGAAACTTTTAGGACTGAATTTGAAAGGATGTCTAGTGGGTTAAAAAATGCACATAGAATAGCTATGTTACCTATAGGCTATCAATTTCAACCTATTGGTCAAAAGTTAGTTGATGCACAATTTTTAGAAAATACTCAACTAACTATAAGACAGATAGCATCTGCATTTGGGGTTAAGATGCACCAATTAAATGATTTAGATAGAGCAACTCATTCAAATATAGCAGAGCAACAAAGAGAATTTTATATTGATACATTACAATCTATTCTTACTATGTATGAACAGGAATTAGTGTACAAGCTATTTTTAAACTCAGAAATTCTTGATGGATTCTATGTAAAATTTAATGTAGATTCTATTTTAAGAGCTGACATTAAAACAAGATATGAAAGTTATAGAATAGGAGTACAAGGTGGATTTATAACTGCTAATGAGGCTAGAGAATTAGAGGAAAAAGAAGCTTTACCAGGAGGAGATAGATTATTAGTTAATGGTAATATGATGCCTATAGAAATGGCAGGAGAACAATATAAGAAAGGTGGTGATAAATAATGGCAAAGGTAAATATAAAAGGACCAATAATATCAAGTGATGAAAAATGGATTTATGACTGGTTTGGAATAGAAGCCACATGTGCAAAAGATATTGAAAAGGCAATAGATAATGCAAATGGTGAAGAACTAGAAGTCATAATAAATAGTCCAGGAGGATATGTTGATGAAGGTTCTGAAATATATTCTTTATTAAAAGACTATAAAGGAAATACCACAGGAAAAATAGTTGGAATGGCAGCAAGTGCAGCAAGTGTTGCAGCTATGGGAGTTGATGTATTAAAAATTTCTCCAACAGGAAGATTTATGATACACAATGCTTCTGGTGTAATTCAAGGTGACCATAGGGCTATGGAGCATGGGTCAGAAATACTAAAAGAATGTAATAAAGCAATATCAAACGCTTATGCTCTTAAAACAGGATTAAGTGAAGAAAAACTTTTAGATTTAATGAACAAAGAAACCTTTATGAATGCTCAAAAAGCTAAAGAACTGGGGTTTGTAGATGAAATAATGTTTGATACAAGCAATAGATTATTCAATAATACAAATGAATCAGGTATGTTACCCCCAGATGTTATTGAAAAGATAAGGAATATGAAGGATGAAATTAACTTAAATCCTAAAAAAAATACAAATACAGTAGATGAAAATTCAAAAGAAAAAGAAATAAATAAATTAAAAGAAAAGCTAGCATTTAAAAATAAATATGTGTCTAGCTTTTTATTATGTCAAAAAGAAAGGGTGTTATAATATGTCAAAAGAATTAAGAGAATTATTAAACCAATTAGATAGTAAAAATAAGGACTTAACAAATTTATTAAATAAAAGTGATGTAACAGCAGAGGAATTAAAAAATGCATCTGCTGAAATAGATGTACTTCAAGCAAAGATTGAAGCACAGAAAATAAAAGATAATATAGATAATAGCTTTAATGAAGGAGAAAAAACTCCTATAAATACTAGAAATAATACAAATGGGGAAGTTGTTTACAATGGATCTTTATTTACTAAAGCTATAGCTGATAATCTACTTAGACAAAAGAATCAAAAAGGATTAAACTTAACAGAAAAAGAAATTAATGCTATATCTGAAAATATAGATGAAGATGGTGGATATGCAGTTCCAGAAGATATACAAACTAAAATAAATATAAGATTAAAAGATACAACAGATTTATATAACTTAGTTGACGATGAAAAAGTATATGCTAGAAGTGGTAGAAGAACTTATGAGAAAAGAAGCAAACAAAAACCTATGAAACCATTATCTGAAAATGGTAATTTGACGACTATCTCTAATGGGGATAATGCGAAATTAGAAACATTTTCATTTAAATTAAAAGACCTTGCAGACTTTATGTCAATACCAAATGATTTATTAAAGTTTGCTGATAAAAGTTTAGAAAACTTTATAATAAATTGGTTTGTAGATAAAGTAAGGGTAACTAGAAACTTTGAAATATTATACGGAAATGGTGGAGATGAACACGCTCAAGGAATAATAACTTCTAATAAGTTTAAAAAGGTAACTTTAGCAAAATCACCAGGATTAAAAGAATTTAAAAAATGCAAAAATATAGAATTGCCAAATATATTTAAAGCAACTTCTCAATGGATTGTTAATCAAGATGGATTTAACTATTTAGATAGCTTAGAAGATAAAACAGGTAGACCATATTTACAACTAGATCCAAAAGACTCAACACAATATAAATTTTTAGGGTTACCAGTTAAAGAACTTCCAAATGATTTATTACTATCAACTGAATCAGTTGTTCCAATTTTACTAGGAGATTTAAAAGAGGCTTATAAATATGTTACAAATGGTAAGTATGAACTTGCTACTACTAATATAGGAGCAGGAGCTTTTGAAACAAATACAACAAAAGCTAGAATTATAATGTGGATGGATGGAGATGTTAAAGATTCAGAAGCATTATTACATATAGAAATTCCTATAGCTTCAGTTGAGGCATAAAAATAAATTTAAGACTAATAATACATTGAAATTACAAGGTATTATTGTATATTAAAGTTTTTTAAACACCTTAGAATCGATTTAAATAGGTCGTTTTTTTGACTGTTTTTTAGAAATGAGGGATTAAATGATTCTAACTTTAGAAGAAGCTAAAAAGTTCTTAAAAGTAGATTTTGAAGATGAAGATGAAGAAATTCAAGATTGTATAGATGCAGCTGAAGAATATCTTAAAGAGGCTACAGGAAAAGAATTTGATATCACAAATAAAAGAGCTAAAAGATACTGTAAGATATTAGCTAAAGATTGGTATGAACATAGAGAATTTATGGAAGATAAAAAGACAAGTAATAAAGTAAGATTTGCATTACAATCTATTATGACACAATTAAAATATGGTGATTAAATGGCTAAATGTAGATTAACAGAAAGAATAAAAATAGAAAAATTATCAGATTTAAATGAAACTAATGAAAATGGATTTAATGAAGAAGTTTGGAAAGAACATTATAAATGTTGGAGTGGCTATAAAAGAGTATCTGGAAAAGAATATATAGCTGCTAAAGCAAATAATAGTGAAAATATAGTTACATTTACAGTTAGATACTGTAATAAGGTAAAAGAGTTACTAGATCCAGGAGCAAGTAAAATATTTAGAATAGGATATAAAGGTTTTTATTATGATATTTTAGATGTTTTAGACTTTGAAAATAGACATGAATTTGTAGATATTAAAGCTAAAATAAATTATTAGATTTCCAATTATTACCTTTTAGGTTATAATATAGCTTGGAGGTGTCATAATATGAAAAAAACTGCTTTTATTTTAGGACTTATAGGAGGGATATTTGGAATCCTATTAGGTTGTATGTTACTGTTTATTGGGTTTAATATGAAGGTGACTAATCCAGCAGGCGGTAGTACTTTAACATTTGCATTTTTAAGTATACTTGCAAGTATAGCTGGTTTAGTAGGTGCATGTATAGTTAATAATAAAGAAAAATTAAGTAGAATATTTATGATTATTGCTTTTATAATTAATTTAGCTGCAGCATTTACTTCAATTTCTGCTGATAGTCCAATAAACTTTATTGGTGGATTAGTTGTAGCAATTTTATTTTTAATATCATCAATATTTACTATGATAAAAGATAAAAAGGAAGCTATATAGCTTTCTTTTTTTATTTGGAGGTTTTATATGTCAAGTACTATAGAACTTGAGGGATATGAAGAATTTGAGGAATATGTAAAAAATATGGCTTTAGATGCAGTTATAAAAAGGCAAGCTGTAAGGTCAGGTATAAAAATAATTGGAAAAGGGTTAGAAAATGATACTCCAAAAGGACCAACAGGAGAACTTGCTGAGATTAAAGTATCTGTTAAAGAAAATGCTTTAGCAACAGAAGGAACTGCAAAAAGTAAAGCCTTCTATGATATATTTCAAGAGTATGGTACAAGTGAACAAAAGGCTCATGTAGGATACTTTGAAAGAAGTATTGAAGAAAATACTGAGGAAGCTATTTCAAAGGTAGCTCAAACGATATTTAGAAAAATGGGGTGATATTTTGGAAAGTAATATAAAAATAGATGCCTCGATTATAAAAAAGAAATTAAAAGAAGTTTTAAACGATAAAGATATATTAGATTTAACAAGTGATAAGAAAGTATATTTTATTCATGCTAATAATCCTAAACCTCCATATATAGAGTATCAAGTTATTAGATCAAGAGGAAGTGAATATAGTGAGGGTAATATAGATTATTTAAATCACTTAGTCCAAATTGATATTTTTAGTTTAGGAGATTATACAACCTTAGAAACAATTATAATTAATAAATTTATTAAAGCTGGATTTGAATATAATCCAGGGAGTCCAGATTTATTTGAAGAAAAAACAGGATTATATCATAAGCCGTTAAGATTTAATATTAATTTACCAACTAGCTAATCTAAGCTAGTTTTTTTATTTATAAAAGAAAGGAATGATGCAGAATGTCAGCACCACAAAAAATATTACCAGTTGTAAACGTAAGTAAGTTATATGTAGCTCATTTAAAAACTGAAACTGATGGAGATATAACTTTTGATGACCCTAGATACTTAGAAGGGGTTAAACAAATAGGAATAAAACCAAAACAAAATAGTGATCCATACTATCACGAAGGAAGAAAAGTTTTAGAGGAACAAACTTTACAAGATGTAAAGGTAACTTTAAATGTAACAGATTTACAAGATGAAGATGAATGTTACGTTATGGGGCACAAGTTAGCTAAAACAGGCGGAGTAATAAAAAACGATAATGATATAGCTCCAACACTTGCTATATTATATAAAGCAGAAAAGGCTCAAGGAATAGATAAATATGGGATATTATATGCTGGAACATTTGGATTATCAGATGAAGATTTAAAAGCTAAAGAAGGTAAAGCAAACTTCCAAGCCAAGAAAATAGAAGCAAGCTTTAGACCTTTAATAAATGGATTATGGCAATACAATGTATGTAGTGATTCTCCTAATGTAACTAAAGAGTTTTTAAGTAAATTCTTTGAAAAAGTTACTATACCTGAAGAAAAAACAGATGTAGTTAGTTCTGAACATTAATATAAATAATAGGGAGTGAAGTTAAATGAAAAGAAAATTTAAAATAGGTAATGAAAACTTAGCTTTTGAAATGACAAATAAGACTATATTTGATATAGATGAAAGATTTGATAACTTTGGTACTGTAATAAATGGAGTTATGTATGGACAAAATGTATATAATAATGCTTTAAAAGTTATGGTATGTTCTTGTATATCAAAAAGATTTGATGAAGAGAAAAATGAAAAGCCATTAACTATAGATGAATTAAGAGAAAAATTAACTCCAGATCAAATAGTAGAGGAGATAGTAAATTTTGCATGTGACTTATATTACGATTATAGAGGAGTTAAAAGATCTACAGAAAATGAAAAAGATAAAAGTGAAAATAAAGAAGAAAGTAAAAAAAAATAGATTTAAATGAAAAGCCCTTTGATATAAATAGGCTTTTTTTTATTGCAAAAACACAACTAAATTTCACAAGACAAGAGTTCTTCGATAGTACATTCAAAGAAATTGTTATGTTAATCGGAGAACTCAATAAAACATATGAAGAGCAAACTCAATCAGCTTCAAATGATGGATATGTTGAAAAAGTTGTAAGTATAGATGCAGTACCTTTCCTATAGAAAGAGAAAGGAGGGTAAATGGGTGATACAGAAAAACGAATAACCGCAAAGATGATACTTGATGATTCTGGATATTCTAGTACTTTAAAAGGTATGAATTCAGAAATTAAAAATAATAAGAGTGAATTAAAAGCAGCTCAAAGTGGTTTAGAAGCATTTGGTAAATCTACCGAAGGTGTAAATAGGGTACAAAGCTTATTGCAAAAACAATTAGATTTACAAAATAAGAAATTAGAAACTTATAAAAAAAGTGTTCACGATGCTACTGAAACACTACAAAAAAATATAAGTGAAAGAGATAAATTAGCAAGTTCTCTTTCTAAAGCTGAAAAAGCACATGAAAATGCTATAAAAAACTATGGTAAAGAAAGCAAGGAAGCTAAAGAAACTGAAAAAGCTTTAGAAGAATTACAAAAAGAACATGATAAGCTAGATAGAACTGTAGAAAATAATGCTAAGACATTACAGAACTATGAAACTCAAATGAATAAGGCAGAAGAAGAGGTAAATAAAGCTCAATCTGCGGTAAATAAATTCAATAGAGAAGTAGAAAATACTCATGGTGTAAATAATGCATCTAAAAGGCTTGAAGATTTAGGAAATAACTTTAAAAAAGTAGGTAGTAAAGCACAAGAGATAGGTGGAAAACTTACTACTCATGTTAGTTTACCTTTAACAGGAATAGGAGTAGCTGCCGCTCATGTAGGTATGGAGTACGAAGCTCAAATGGATAAGGTAGCAGCTATTTCTGGTGCTACTGGTGATGATCTTAAAAAGTTAGAAAACAAGGCTCAAGAAATGGGAGCTAAAACTAAATTTAGTGCTGCAGAAGCAGGCGAAGGTATGGAGTACATGGCTAAACATACATGGCCGGCTATAAAGAAATTTATAGTAAAAAACAGTGGGTTAAAATTGGAAAGCTAAGTTTACTCGAAAGCCTAAAGCAATAGGCTTTTTTACTTTGTAAATAAGCTAATCAATTACCAAACTACATAGGGATATGTAGAAGGTTTAGAGACTAGGCGGAATAGACTAGAACAGTTGAAACTCCCATGAAATCCACTACCCTAACGTAAAGACGAGGGTAAAGAGATAGTCCAACTCTAGGTGAAAGCCTAGTCCTAGGATAAAGAGCCTAGGCAATGAAGTTAGATGGCTGGTTGGAAAACTGGTGATATGCTCGAAGGTATAGAACCTATACTAAATTTAGCAATTGCTTCTGGAGAAGAATTAGGGTCTACTTCTGATATTGTTACAGATGCATTAACAGGCTTTTCCCTTTCAGCTAAAGATGCTGGTATGTTTAGTGATGTATTAGCAGCTGCAAGTAGTAATGCAAATACTAACGTTGGTATGATGGGTGAATGTATTGCCCATTTAAAAGCTTCTTAATTCGGTGAACCCTAAGTTTACATATTTTTAATCAAGTACTATGATATAATTGGATATTAATTCTAAAAAGGAGTTATATTTATGGTAAAAAGATTAACTAATGAAGAATATGAAAAAAGGTTATTTGAAGTTTATAAAGGTGAATATATAAATATTGAAAATTATATAACTAAGAGAACTAAAATAAAGTTTAAACATATTAACTGTGGAACAGAATTTATGTCTTTACCTAATGATGTTTTAAGAGGATTGAAAAAATGCCCGAAGTGTATGACTATAAAGCTTAGAAGATTGCATTTAAAAGATCCTATTCAGTTCAAAGAAGAGTTTGATAACATTTTTAAAAGTGAATATGAACTATTAAGTGAGTATAAAAATAATAGGAAAAAAGTAAGTATAAAGCATAATAAATGTAATTATATTTTCAAAGCTACTCCTAATAATTTATTAAGTAAAAAGTCAGGATGCCCAAAGTGTGCAGGAAATCAAAGGAAAAGTTTAGAACAATTTAAAGAAAAAGTTTTAGAACTAGAGAATGGAGAATATGAAGTTTATGGAGAATATTTAGGCAACAAGTCTAAAATATTAATGTATCATAAAGAATGTAAAAATTATTATGAAACTACACCGAGTCATTTTATCCAAGGAAGAAGATGTACTGTTTGCATTGAAAGTACAGGTGAAGCTAAACTGAGAAAAGTTCTTAATAAATATCATATTAAATTTTTAAAACAATTTAGATTTAAAGATTGCAGAGGAGATAAATATCCATTGCCATTTGATTTTGCTTTATTTAAAGATAATGAACTATTAATGCTTATTGAAATAGATGGAGAACAGCATTTTAAACCAATTAACTTTAATGGCATTGATAACAATAGAGCTAATGAGTTATTTAATAAAACTAAGAAAAGAGATGAAATTAAAAACAAATATTGTGAAAAAAATAATATAAAACTTTTAAGAATACCTTATTTTGAATTTGAAAATATAGAAAAAATAATTACTGTAAATATGGGAATACCGAGCGAAGCCGAATAGTAAACTTTCGGAACGTGTAACGACTAGATAAAGTAAGCTAAGTAATTTCACTTAAATAGTGTTTTATATGCTAAAATATCCACGAACAGAAGCCATCTTAAATTAGATGAAGATATAGTCTGAACTTACAGGAAACTGTAAGAAGTAAGAGATAAAGAGCTCTTACGATAACAATAATTGGAAACATTTAAATATGCAGCTCCTGTAGCTGGTGCTTTAGGATATAGTGTTCAAGATACTTCTTTAGCTATAGGATTAATGGCTAATAGTGGTATTAAAGCAAGTCAAGCTGGTACTGCACTTAGAGCAGGATTAACTAACTTAGTAAAGCCTACGGATAGTATGGCCGCTATGATGGAGAAGTATGGAATATCTATAGAAAATAGCGATGGTAAGATGAAAAGCTTTAAAGAAGTAATGTCTGACCTTAGAGAAAAAATGGGTGGTTTAGATGAAGCTACTCAAGCCAGTGCCGTTGCAACTATCTTTGGTAAAATTCTTTGCCACCTTATATAGAAATGTATATTGAATAATCGAGTAAAATCGGTAAAGACTAAGTTTATTAATGTTTATTACCGAAAAATATATTATAATTAATATATAATATATTTTGAGGTGATTGAATGAAAAAATGTACTGATTGTGGAGTTATTAAGCCTTATAGCGAGTTTCACAAAGAGAAAAAGGCTAAAGATGGTTTTCGTAATCAATGCAAAGAATGTACTAAGATTAGAAAATCAAAAATAAAAAATGTATGTATAGTATGTGGAAAAGAATTTAATTCAACTGTTGAATCGAGATATTGTTCTCGTAAATGTCAAGGAGCTGACAGTGAAATTAAAGTAAAAGCTAATTGTTCTGTATGCGGTAAAGAAATATATAGAATACCTGCTATGATTAAAAGGCATAAAAGGCATTATTGTTCAGAAGAATGTAAAAATGCTGGTTTTTCTAAGTATTATTCGGGCGAAAATGCTTATTGGTATGATGCTGGTAAAAGCGAACAAGATAGAATTATCGGAAGAAAAGTCCCTTCTTATTTCAGATGGAGAAGGTTGGTTTATGAAAGAGATAATTATACTTGCAAGATATGCAGTTGCAATTTAAGCGGTAATCTTAACGCTCATCATATAATGAACTATTCAGAACATGAGGGATTGAGGACTGATATTAATAATGGGATAACAATGTGTAAAGAGTGCCATAAAAATTTTCACGATACATACGGATATAAAAATAATAACGCTATACAGTTAGTAGAGTTTTTAATTAATAAATATGTTAATACCGAGGTAAATAAGTAGAATAAAAGCTACTTATCACCGTAACGCATAGGGGTTGAACCTATGCTTTTTTATTGAGAAAAAGCATAGAATATAATGCCCCCACGAGTGCTTGACACCTTATCATTAAGTTGAAGGTGAAAATGTATGCTGAACTTATAGGAAACTATAAGAAGCAAGGGATAAAAAGCCTTTGCGATAACATAATTGAAAGAAGCAATGTCTGGATGGCTTTCAATCATAAATGCTAGTGAAGGAGATTTTAATAAATTAGCAAATGCTATAGACAACAGTGAAGGTGCTACTGCTAAAATGGCTAAAACTATGAGTCAAAATGCAAAGGGTAGTTTAGCAGAAATGAAAAGTGCCCTTGAGGGTGCAGCAATAAAAGTTTTCCAAGCATTAGCTCCAGCTATAACAAGTGTTGCTAAAGATATTACTAAATTAGCAACTAGCTTTAGTAATTTAAGTCCGCATACTCAAGAATTTATAGTTAAAGCAGGATTAGCTGCTATTGCTATGGGGCCTGTAACTAGTGGCTTAGGTCATGTAACAAGTGGAATAGGTGGATTAATTGGAACTGTTGGAAAGTTTAAAGCATTAAAAGCTGCTGCTACATTTAAAGACTTTTCTAAAATACTATTAGGACTTGCTCCAGCTGCAGAAACTGCAGGTGCTGGATTAGCAGGAGCAGAAGTTGCAGGTGCTGGATTTGGAGCAACTGTTATAGGTTCTTTAGGACCAATTGCCTTAGGTGTTGCCGCAGTAGCTGCCGTTGGATATGCAGGATATAAAGTTGCTGAACACTTAAATAAAAATGCAACACCTGCAGTAGATTTATTTGCAGATAAAGTTGAACAAAGCAGAGATAAGTTTGGTAACTATGCACAAGCTACTGAAAAAGATGTAATTAAAATATCTAAAGCAACAAAAAATAATGTACAAGCTTATTTAGATTTAGATAAAAAAGCTAGTGAGTCTATGATGAATTTAAAAATGAATTCAAATAAATTCTCAAAAGAAGCAAAAGATAGTGTACTAAAAAACTTTACAGAAATGAGTAAAAAATCTAGTAGTCTATCTAAGGATCAAAGAGAAAAAATGACTATAGACTTTAAAAAGCTTGTAACTGATACAGGAGTTTTAACTAGCAAAAATAAAAATGAGATAATAAAACAATATACTGCAATGGTTAATGGTACTAAAGGTTTAACTCAAAAACAAAAGGACCAAACTATAAAAGACTTTAAAGATACATTAAATCAAAGTATAGGATTAACAAAAAAACAATCTCAGGATATGCAAAAAATTTATACAGATATGGCTACTAAAATTAAAACTGGTATGGATAAAAAAAGGGATGAAGAGTTAAAAAGTCAAAAAGATTTCTTTTCTAAAACGAACGTTCTTTCAGCTAAAGAAAAAGAAGATGCTTTAAAACAAACTGAAAGCCATTGGACTCAACAAAAACAAAAGATAGATGAAGCTCAAAATAAGATTAATGCAATATATCAAAAAGCAGCAAATGAACATAGACAAGTAAAGAAAGAAGAATATGACGAGATTGATAAAATTCAAAAAGATATGAAAACTAGTGCTGTAAAAACTTTATCTGATAATGAAGTTGAAGCTAAGGTTATTCTTGAAAGAATGAAAGACCATGACGAAAACATAACTGCTGAAATGGCATCTAAACATATAAAAGAATTAAATACATCTAGAGACAAAGCTATTGAGGCAGCTAATAAAGAATGTGATGAAAGAATAGCTGAAGCATATAGGATGGAAAAAGAGACAGGTTCAATAAGTGAAAAACAAAGAGATAAACTTATTGAAGATGCAAAAAAGCAAAGAGATGATACTGTAAAGGCTGCAAAAGAAACAAGAGATAATGCAGTTAAAGAGATTACTTCAATGAATAAAACTATAACAGAAGATGTTGATACATCTACTGGAAAAATGAAAAGTTCATTTGAAAAGTTTTGTGATTGGTGGAATAATGTATTCCATCTAGAACCAAAAACTGCAACAGTAAAAACTAAATATGTAAATGAAGGTAAAAAGCCTGGAGGTAACTGGACAGGTAACTCACACTTTGAAGGTGGTTTAACATATCTTCATGAAAGAGGATATGAGTTATATTCTTTACCAAGTGGAACTAAGATATATAACCATGAATCAAGTGAACAAATGGTTTTAGAAACTGCAAGACAAACTGCACAAGGGGTTATAAATTCTATGATGAAAAATAAAGGTGGTTCTGATGGAAATATTATAATACCTATTAATATTGCAGGAGAAGAAATAGATAGGATTGTAGTTCCTAGAGTTTCAAATAAACTTGCTTTAAATACAATGAGAAGAAGGAGGTAACCAATGCTTATAAATAATATAAATATAGAAAGGTTTAATGCTAGAGTTTTAGATGTTGATATTCAAAACTCTAGCATTAATAATTTAAAAGACTTTGAAGGTCAAAATACATTATTACCTCTTTTCTTTGAATCAAAAGTATCTTTAAACTTAATTACAGTTACTCTTTTAGTAAACTCTTTAACTAAAAAAAGATATTATTTAGATAAAAGTGATTTATTAAGTAATATGGTAAAACCATTTGAAGTTTACTTTAAAGATAGAAACTTAAGGTTTAAATGTATTTTAAGTGGAAATTCAGATCAAGCCAGTCTAAGACAAATAAGAGGAAGATTACAATTAAGTTTAATAGGTTATAACGTAGAAAATGAAGTAGTAGAAAATATTGCAAGTGGAGTTACAAGTGCAACTATATATGGAGAAGGTAATACAAAAGTACCTGTAATTTTAGAAATAACTCCTACTATAGATATGATTGATTTAAGAATAACAGGATTAAGTGAAGATACTCTTGTTATAAAGAATTTAAAAGGTAATAAAACTATAGTTATAGATGGAATTGAGGGAACTGTTACACAAGGAGGTATTAATAAATTTGATGATACTGATATGTGGGAATTCCCTTTTTTAGTTCCAGGAAGTAATTTAATTACATTAAGTAAGAATACTTGCAATATAAAAATAAAATATAATCCAAGATTTATATAGAAAGGGTGATTAAAATGTTAAATACAAATAAAACAATAAATATATCTGGAACATCATCAATAGATGGACAAGTAGTTGTATATATGAGTGCTAGTTTAAGTACAGATGGAACTACACAAGAGAATATAAATAAATCAGTACAAAATCAAGAACTATATAGTAAAAATAAAGAAATCATAAGAAAAGATATGAGAGACTTTGAAGATTTGGTATACGCTGAACAAGATAAACTAGCAAATAAATAATAAATATATTTTTAAAAAGGAGAGAATTATTATGAAGATATCATTAAGAAGGTTAGTAACTGAATCTCAACAATTAAGCAATATAGCTTTTAAACAAGGTTTACCTTGTAAAATGTCTTATGCACTAGCTAAAAATATAAAGAAGATTGAAAGTGAATTACAAATATATAACTCTGAAAGACAAAAAATAATAGAAAAATATTGTGTTAAGGATAAAGATGGAAAATTAAAATTAAATGAAAATAATACATATGATATCAAGCCAGAATTTATAAATATATGTAATGAAGAAGCCAATGCACTTTTAGATATAGAAGTTGATATAGACATCCATAAATTTAATATAAATGATTATTATAATAGCAATTGTGATATGTCTCCAGCCGAATTAATGGTTATAGACTATATGATAGATGAAGAATAATTAATTAGTTAAATTTATAAGAAAGGAGGAAAGCCTCTTTTGATTCATTTACGCACTAGAAATAAGAAAAAAATAGCTGGTTTAGTTGGTTATAAAGATTTATATATAGAAAGTGAGTTGCAGAGTGGAGAAAAAACACTCTGCTTTTCTTATCCTAAAAAAGCACCTTATTACAAGGATATAGTTGAAGAGTGTTATATAACTACTAAAGAAAATGAGTATGTCATTAAAGAAAGAAATGTTCAAGATGAATATACTGAGTTTAAATGTATTTTAAATTTAGAAGATATAGAAGGTAAGCCATTTTTTAAGTTTGAAAGTAAAGAACAAACAATTGATAAAGCTTTAGCTCTTGCTCTAGCTGGTACTGGTTGGATTGTAGGTAATTGTGATTTAAAGAAAAAAAGAACTGTTAGAATGGCTAACTGCTCCAGTTTAGAAATAATAAAAGAAATTAAAAAAATATATAGATGTGATATAGTTTTTAATACTTTAACTAAAACAATAGATGTATTTGAACATCTAGGAGAAGATAAAGGAGTTTATTTTATAGATTCTTTAAATTTAAAATCATTAGGTATTCAAGGGAATTCATATGAGTACTTTACAAGATTAATACCTGTAGGAAAAGATGATTTAAAGATTACTGATATAAATGATAAAAAAGAATATGTAGAAAACTATCAGTATTCTAATAAAGTTAAAACTGCATATTGGGTAGATGATAGATATACAATTAAGGAAAATCTTAAAGAAGATGCTATAGCTAAGTTAAATGAAATATCAAAACCCTTTAGATCTTATTCTGCTGCAGTTTTTAATCTAGCAAAACTTAATAAAAAATACAAAGATATTTTAGATTATAAGTTAGGAGATACTATAACTCTTATATCTAAAGAAGATAGGTTTAAAGATAAACAAAGAATAGTTAAAATAATAGAATTTCCAGATGAACATGAAAAAGATAGTGTAGAACTAGCTAACACTACATTATGTTTTGAGGATATCCAAACTCAATTTCAAGAAGCAGCTGATACAGTAGAAAATATAACTACTGATAATGGAACTGTAAAAGGTTCCACTATAGATGGTATAGAAACTAAACAAATAAAAGATTTTCATCAAGAAGTAGTTGAAGCTACAAATATTAAAGCTATAAATGCTCAAATAGTTAATTTAGAAGCTCATAATGTTACTATATCTGGACAGTTAGCTGCAGTAAATGCTCAAATAGGAAACCTTGCAGCTAATGTTGCTACAATCGATAAACTAACAGTAACTCACACAGCACAAATAAATAATTTAGTAGCTACAAGTGCTACAATAACAGACCTACATGCAATAAATGCACTTATAAATGTATTAGAAGCTAATGTAGGTAGAATAGATACACTTGTTAATGGGAATTTATCATCAGAAAATATTCAAGCTGGAGGAATTACATCAGATAAATTAACTATTGAAAATGGATTTATTAAAAATGCAATGATTTCTGATTTAGATGTTTCTAAAATTAATGCTGGAGATATATCTACTAATAAATTTAAAATTAAATCTGATGATGGCGGAATTGAAATTGTAGGGGCTACTCAACAGTTTAAGGATAAAAATAATAAAGTACGTATCCAGATGGGAAAAGATGCTAAAGGAGATTTTAATTTTATTATTCGTGGTGAAGATGGAACTACTACATTAATAGATCATACTGGAGTAAAAGAAAAAGCTATAGCTGACGATTTGATAAAATCTAACATGATTGCTAGTAATTCAGTAGGAGAAAAGCAAATAGATTATTCTAGTTTCTCAGAAGGATTTAATAGAGATACAAATACACATACATTAAAGGCAACAAAAATTAAATTAAATAATCAGAATCAAACTTTAGATGTTGCTTTTAATCAGTTAAAAACACAAACAGATGAAAATAAAACTATAACTGAAAGTAATAGTACAACTATAAGGGTTATGCAAGGACAAATTAATACTGCTATTAATAATACTCAGATAGTAAAAGATGGACAAATAATACTATTAAAAGATGATTATAATAGAACTGCTCAGACTGTAAATAGCATGCACAGTATTTTAGGAGAACATACAACTACTTTAAATCAACATACAGGTGAGATAACAGGTGTTACAGCTAGAGTTAATGAAATAGTAAGAAATTTAGAAGGTATAACAGCTAGGGTATACTCAACAGAAACTAAGCTTGATAATATTCAAGGTAGAAACTTATCACTTCAATCTAATAAATTATTAGCGGGTAGTCCAGCACAAGGTATAGTAACTAGTATAGAGTCAGATGGTGCTTTAAAGATAGTTTCTTTGCCTAACAATAATAACTGGTTTACAAGTTGGTATTCCAGTGAAGAAGGTATAAATGATAAGTTAAAAGATGGGGAGACATTTACAATTTCCTTTACTATGAAATCTCCTAATTCTACCTCAATACCAAAAATTTATATTAAAACTGGTATGGGTTATTATCCTATGAAAGGAAATCTAAGTCCAGAGTATAGTACAGTTTACTATACAGGAACTTGGAAATCTGAACATGAAGTAAATATTCACTTAGGATTTGGTTCAGTTATAGGTATTTATTATATTAAGAATTGGAAGATAGAGAAAGGAGATAAAGCAACAGATTGGTCACCTGCTCCAGAAGATATAGATGATAAAATAGGTATACTTGAGGCTAGAGTACATGAAGCTGAGGTAAAGGTAACGTCTAAAGCTATAATAGCTACTGTAGGGTCAACCTTCTATAATAAAAATGAAGCTGATAGTAGATATGCAGCAAAGTCTCAGATAGAACAACTATCGTATCAAATAACTAGTAAAGTTGATGTTAATGGAGTTAAATCAATAATTCAACAAAATTCAAGTGACGTAATGATTGGATTTAATGGTATAAACAATCGTATTAATATAAACCCCCGTTCAATGGATTTTACAGCTACTAATGGTTATAGAGATATGTCATTATATGGTGGTCAATTATGTACGTTCAATAGTGGTACAAATCAATTTTTAGGTACATTAGGTTCAATTATAGCACCTGATTATAATATTAACGGAGCAGGATTTATTTTATCTAAGTATTGTAATCACTTTCTAATAGGTAGGGATGCTAATTGGGATGATATATTTACAAACAGATCACCTAAGCCTACACATTATCTAGATATAGACTTTGATAATTTCCAAATTAAGTTAGGATTAGCATTATTAACGGGTGATGTGAATTTAAGAGGTAACTCATTGTATGATGCACAGGTTGGTTATATCAAGGACTGGTTTGGGTTTGGGTGGAGACTTCACTCAGATGGACATCAACTTATATATGCAGATGGGCATAGATTGAAATTTAATGTGCCAGTAAGTTTTGATGGCAATGAACTTATGAATCCTAAGTTATATACTAATGCATTTTACTTTACTAATGGACATCAAGCATTTTGCCAAGCTAGTAATGGAGCTAATATTATGATGAATGGACTACATTGGGATTTTAATGGATTTAATATAGTAAATGCTAGACTTGAGGGCTGCCAAATGGGATATTCTTTAATGGCTACATCGCCAGGAATATCAGTTGGAGCTGATACTGCAAGTATAGAAACAATGTTATTGCAAGAAGACTTTTCTAAGTATGATGAATTAAATAATGAAGTTATAGTAGATATGAATGAGGGATTTAAGTCAGTATATGCAAAAAGTAAAAAACTAGAAAATGAAAACGAGCAGATAAAGCAAGAAAAAGAAAATTTAATTAAAGAACTAGATATGACTAAAAATGCACTTGATAATTTATTGATGGGAGTGAGTTAAATGGCTTTGTATATAGCAAATAGAATTATAGAAAAAGCAAATGGTGGAGATGGATTAGAATATAAATTAATAGTTCCAAAATGGATGAAGTACAAAGATGAAATAGATAAAATTTTAATATCAGAAGGCAGAGGAGATTTAATAGTTTCATTAGAAGTTTAATAATCTCTTTTTTAATATAGTTTTTTTATTATACTACTACAATTTAACCTAAAAATTGACATAGTTTTTTTCCTATACATATACTAAATATATAAGCTTATATTTTATAAGTTTAAATATTTAATAAGAGGTGTGTCAAATGACAAAACAAATCAAAAAACAAAAACTATGTCCAATATGTGGAAGTGTAATGAAGGAAATACGATGTCCTGATTTTAGCCATATCCATTTATGTACTAATCATCCAAGTTGCCCAAATTCAAAACAGCATAAATGATTAAAAACAGTATAACTATTTAAATTAAGAACTCTTATAAAAAGAGTTCTTTTTATATTTAAGGAGGAAAGATGAATAATGAAGTAGCAGATCACATGCTAGAAGCACATGAAAGGCGTATAAATAATCATTCTGAAAGATTAGATAAACTAGAACAGAGTGATGCTAAAAGGGATATACAAATAGAAAACTTATGTAAAAGTATAGAAGGACTTATAAACACATTAAAATGGGGCTTTGGCTTTATATGTAGTGGTGTTATAGGTTTCTTTTTTTATGCTATACAAAATCACTTATTTAAATAAAAAGGAGATAAGTTAAATGGAAACAATAATTAAATTTGTACCTGAGCAGTTGCTAATATTAGTAGCTGCTCTTTATGTTGTAGGAATGTTTTTAAAGAAAACCCCAAAAGTAAAAGATTGGAGTATACCTTGGATTTTATTAGTTTTAGGTATTGGTTTTAGTATATCTATAATGGGGTTGAATTCTACAAGTATTTTACAAGGTATAATTTGCAGCTTTGGGGCAATAGCAACAAACCAAATTGTAAAACAAACAATTAATAAATGATAAAATTTTCGTTAAGCAAAAATAGTGTATACTAGGTTTTATTATAAAAAAATAAGATATTTAAATAGCTATTTATACATACAAAATAAATGTTAGGAGGAATTAATTATGAAAAAAAATATGATAGACCCAGGACATGGAGGATATGATTCAGGGGCACCAGGAGTTCATGGATGTTTAGAGAAAGATATAGTTTTAGATATAGCTAATAGGGTAGATGAATATTTAAAAAATCAAAATATAGAAAATATAAATACTAGAACTACGGATGTATTTGTTACTTTAAATGATAGAACTAATGAAGCTAATAAATTAGGGGTAAACTCATTTGTATCAATACACTGTAATAGTTCTGACAATCCTAATGCACAAGGATTAGAAACTTATTGCTATAAATTCAAATATAGAGATTTAGCTGATGTTGTGCACTCTGAATTAATAAAAGCAGGGCTTTACACTAAAGATAGAGGTGTAAAAGAAGGAAATTTACATGTAGTAAGAGAATCTAACATGCCTGCTTGTTTGGTTGAATTGGGATTTATAACTAATGAAGAGGACTATAATTTAATAATGAACAATGAAGATGGATTTGCTAAAGCAATAGCTAAAGGAATATGTAAGTTCAATGGAGTTACTTGGAATGAATCCTCTGACATATTACCAAATAAAAATATTGATGTTACTTATCAAGTATATACAAATGGAAGATGGCTTCCTAATGTAACTAAAGCAAATGATTTTGCAGGAATTTTTGGAAACCCTATACAAGCTATATATGCTAACTTAAATCAAGCGAGTATAAGCTATAGAGTTCATACAGTAAATGGAACTTGGTTACCTTGGGTAACAGATAGAAGTGATTATGCAGGCGTATATGGTAAAAATATAGATGGGTTACAAATGCAATTAATAGGATTAGATAACTATAGTGTTGAATATAGCGTATATGTAGAGGGTATATGGCTTCCTTGGGTTATAGATTTAAATGACTATGCAGGTATCTATGGTAAAGCTATAGAAGCAATACAAGTACAAGTTATAAGAAAATAAATAGATAAAAAAGAGTACCAAATAAAAAAACTTATTTGGTACTCTTTTTTAATCATTAAACCTAACTTCGACATTATGTTCTAGTGATTCATTTGTTCCTATTCCCTCATTTGTTTCATTATTTAAATTGTTTTCCTGAGAATTATGAGGATTTTCGTTTACTAAATTATTTTTTGTAGGCTCAGATTCATAAATTTGATTTTTACTATTCGATTGATTTATATTTTTTTCTATATTTGTACTTTCTATAGATTTATGTTTTGCTTCAGATTGTTGTACTTCTATAGATTTTTTATTTTCAGAAGTTTTTGTTTTGATTTCTTCAGAATCTGTATTTTTACTATTTGATATTGCTTTTTCAACAACATCTGAATCTTTTTCTATATTTTTAGAGTTGGAATTATTATCTTTTTTATTATTTTCTGGTGTCTTTTCAACAATATCTTTATCTTTTTCTATTTTTTTAGAATCGCCTTTCTTAACTTCTTTTTTATCCTTTTCTTCTTTTATTACTTTTTCATTTTTAGGTTTTTCATTTTTATGTACATCTTTATTTTATGTATTCATATTACTTATAAAACATCCAGAGCCTAAAATGACAATACTACTTAATATACCGATTAACCCTTTTTTCATAATATCCCTCCTATATAATTCTATATTTATAATAACACAAATTTTTATTACAAAAAATGGAAAATATATAAATGAATTGGCATTTATCTTATTTATTATAACTTTAGAGTTAATTTAACTTATAGATATAGAGCAATTAAGTAGTTTATGAATATCTTAACTAAAATGTAAAAGGAGTACCAGTTGGTATTGGCACTCCTTTTTTATTGCTTACGTTATTTCTTTTTTTCTCCATATTCTCTAAACATTGCACTTTCTTTTACGACCCAGTCTCTACCAAATTTTTTACAATCTTCATCAGCTATTAAATTTCCAGTTTCAACTGCCTTTCTTAGTGTAGAATCTTTTAACTCCATAATTTAGTTGCCTCTGCAAATGAATATAAAACTTTAAAGCTACACATATTTTTACCTCCTATGAAAATAAATATTTTAATGCTAATACTAAAAGAGCTATAGAGCCGATAAATTTAATTAAAGCTAAAGTTAAGTCAATTACACTTTTTACTAATTTTTATTATTATATTTGTTGAATTAATAGAAAAACACATACTAAATAAATAGTACGTGTAAGATTTCATAAGTATTTATGCTATATTTTTAATAATCGGTATTTTGCGAATTATAGAAATAATAATGTAACTTAATAAGAATATTAGAATGTCATATATAACAAGTCCTAAAATAGGATTAATATTATCACTAAATATAATATTATAAAGAGGAGAATTACCAAGCATTCTATTCAATAATGTATGAATTAGATATATACCGAAAGTTGCTGAACTTATGTTTACTATGATACGTTTTGTTTTTTCTTTGTTTAACCTCTCATGTATTTTTTCCCCTAGATTTTTTACAATTAAAAAGAATGATAAAGACATAAGCATAATTGGAAACATACGTACATTATCTAATCCCATATAAGTAGTACCTTTTACTTTACTCATGATAAAAGTTATATATGTAGATATAATTAGCCCAGTGAAAAAAATGATTACAGAGAGGATAATCTTATTTTTATTTATTTCTATATTATCTAAGTAGAATCCTGCTATATAGTAACCTATATATCCAGAAAAAAATGGGATAGCAAGGTATTTTGAAAATTCAAATGACTTGAAAAGTCCTATAAAAGGCAATAATGTAGAATATAATATCCATATGATTATAAAAATTATAAAATCTTTGTCTGTAAAATTTTTAATCATTTTTCTTAGAAAAGGTGTTATTATATATAATCCTATTAACATATATAGATACCAAAGATGTATACTTATCGGTTGTTTTATAATTGCTTTAATTTCTCTAAAGATATCTCCAAAAGTTAAGATTGAATGTTTAGCATAAGTAGCATATATTAGACTCCATACAAGTAGTATGAATGTCATTTTAAAAACTTTATGTATGGCTAGATGCTTGTAACTTTCTTCTTTATCCAATAATAATGCTCCACTAAGCATTATAAATAGAGGAACCGCCATTTTTGCAATGAAGAATAGAGCATCAGAGACAATCCAGGTAAACATAGGGAGTTTATTATAAGCTCCAAACATCCATATAGTATGGTTAACGATAACTAAAAAGCAAGCTATTGTTCTTATTAAGTCGTAATAAAGTATTCTTTCTTTATTCATGATTCATTTCTCCTAAATAATTAAAATAAATTTATACTATTATACTATATAAGAAATTTGTAGAATATGGAAATGAATTTTATAAATTTTTTATATTTTATAACTATTACTATTTAAAAATATAAACTTGATTCATTGAGTTTTCTTTTCTTTATACCCAAAATAGTAACTGCTATCATAAAACCGATTATTGAATATCGGTTCTAACGTTTACTTTACCGTTTTGAGTATCAGTTCCTATAGTTAGACCATTTTTTTTCATAACATACTCTAATGTCATTTCAGGAACCCCACCTTTTCTACCACCTAAAACCTCTTTACCTTTTAAATCCTCAAAAGAAAAACTATCAGTATTTTCACGAGCAACTAAAAAGCTTCCATCTTTTTGAGTTAATTGCGCAAAATTTACTGCATAATTTGAATTCCCTTTATTATATACATAAATAGATGCTTCTGGTCCCATAAGTCCTATATCTGCTTCTCCAGAAAGAAGTGCAGCCATTGTTTTATCTGCTCCCTGAGTATTTATAAGGTCTAACTCAATGCCCTCTTCCTCAAAAAAACCTTGAGTTATAGCTGCATATTGTGGAGCATAAAATATTGAATGGGTTACCTCTGCAACAGTTAGCTTATTTAAATTTTTAGATTTAATACTTTGAGATTTAGGAGTACATCCAATGAGAATCAAAGATAGGCTAGTAATTAAAGTTATTAATATTATTAATTTTTTTAGCAAAAAATCACCCCTTAAAATTAAAGATAATGTATATTATTAAAAAATAAATTGATTGGTGATAAAACCATTTTAGATATTTGTAAAAATACTATAGTTATCAGGAAAATGTTTGCTTTGTGTTGGTTTTGGGTATAAAAAATATAAAATAAAATTTAATATAACTTTAGGGAGGGGAAATTATGAATTACAAATATCTTATATCCAATAAAAGGTCAGTAAGGAAATTTAAAAATCAAGAAATAAAAAAATCAGATTTCAGAATAATAGAAGAATATATAAATATGTCTAAAAAACTTGTACCAGAAATAAGTACTGAAGTTAAAGTTTTTAATAAAGATAAATTATATCCAAAACTTGATAAAATAGCAGGATATAATGGACATATGATAGAAGCACCAAACTATGTAATCATTTTATCTGATACAGATAAAGGATACATAGAAAATTCAGGATATATAGGAGAAAACTTAACTCTAAAGGCCATGGACTTAGGAATCGACTCATGTTGGGTTACCTTTAAAGAGAGTTCGCTTATAAAAGAAAAGCTTGAAATTTTATCAGATAAGGAAGTTACAGCAATTATTGCACTAGGTTATGGAGATACTGTAAAAACTAAATCAGCTACTGGTGATTCATCTAGATTAGGTGTAGAAAAGATAGTTTATATAGATAAATGGGGAGAAAATGCAACCATAGAATTATTAGAAGAAAGAGGATTATTAGATGCATTTAGTTTTGCTAGAATGGCACCATCTACATTAAATAGACAACCTTGGAGATTTATAATTGATGGAGGCAAAGTGATTCTTGCAGTAAGAAAAGATGAATTTGCAAGTGAGTATGAAGGTAAAGTTGATGTAGGGATAGTTATGCTATACTTTTCATTAATAATTGATACAACTATGTTTGATTTAAAATGGACTCTAGAAAACGGCAATAGAAATTATGACGTACCAACAGATTATGAAATAATAGGATATTGTAATATATAAAAAATAACTGAGCTCAAGCCTGTTTATAACAAACTTGAACTCAGTTATTTTGTTTTTATATTAAATTTTATCTTTTACTTTTATAAATTTTTTCTGCTATATTTAAAACTTGATACATAATTAAAGCACAAAGGGCTAACACTATTACTCCCATCATTACTAAATCTAATTTGAAAACTTGGCCACCATAAACTATTAAGTACCCAAGACCATATCTAGATACTAAGAATTCACCTACTATTACGCCAACCCAAGCCATACCTATATTAATTTTAGTTAAATTTATTAAATTTCCTATGTTAGAAGGAAATATTAATTTTGTAAGAATTTGAAGTTTTGATGCTCCAAAACTTTTAAGCATTTTGACTTTTTCCTCATCAACACTTATAAAATAATTATAGGCGGATAATATAGTAACAACAACAGATATAGTAATAGCTATAACTATTATTCCATTTACACCAGCTCCAGCCCAAACTATTAAAATTGGTGCTAATGCTGTTTTAGGAAGTGCATTTAGTACAACCAAAAATGGATCAAGTATTTTAGACAATCTTTCTGACCACCAAAGCATTATAGCTACTAATATTCCAAGAATTGTACCAACTGCTAATCCAACTATTGTCTCATAGCTAGATATTAATATATGCTTAAATAATTCTCCATTTTGAATATATTTTATAAAAAGATTGTAAATATCACTAGGTTTGCTAAATAGAAATACATCTATTATATTAAGTCTAGCAAGTAATTCCCAAAGAGCTATAAATCCAACCAATATAAATATTTGATAAAAAAAGATTAGATTCTTTTCTTTTTTTAGCGATTTTAAATATTGTTTATGACCTTGTGATACATTATTTTGTTTCACTAGAATCAATCTCCTTCCACAAGATATTAAAATAGTCTTTAAAATTTTCAGCACTTCTTGATATTATAGGAGTTCTAGTTTCTGATATTTTTAAATCTATATTATAGATACTTTTTATAGATGCAGGACGTTTGGATAAAACTGCGACCTTATCTGACATAGAAATAGCTTCAGATAAATGTATTAAAGTTCCTATTTACCTTAAGCTATAGTATTACTTGAATTGATACCTATTAGATTTACCTTTATTGTATCTGTATCAGAGTCCCATGTCATGTAATCTACTACTGTAGATAGTAACAGTCTCTTCTTATTGATATCAGAGGTATCAATTTCTTTATTGAATTTATTTAAATTATCTATAAGCATATTTATATTAATATCAACTTGATTATTTTCCATAGACATAGTATTTAAAGATTCTAATTGTGATTTTAAATTAGATAAGTCATTATTTAAAGATTCTAATTTATTGATTATAAAAGTAGATGCAGAGCTTTCGGTAACCTTGGCTAATTGCATAACTAAATTATCAATGTATGTTTCCTTTTCTTTAATTTGATTATTTATTGAGGTTATCTCAGTTTTTATATTTTTACTATTCTTAGAATTTTCTAACTTGCTATCTTTATAACTTGACATTATAGATTTAATACTTTTATTTTTTAATTCATCTATAACTTTAGATTCTGCTTTATCAGATCTGATATTTCTACAATCACAAGCTGATACTCCTAAAGATTTTTTTGTTCCACATATGTAATAATAGATAGTGCCGCTTTTAGAGTTTTTATAAGTAATTCTCATATTAGAGCCACATTTAGAACATTTTAAAAGGCCAGATAATAATGCTTTACTTCCAGTTCCAGTCCTAGGAGCTTTATATTTATTTGCATTAAGTAACCTTTGGACTTCAATCCATTTATCCGAATCTATAACACCTTTATGTTTAGCAACAGCAGCTATAGGACTATCTGTATTTTTAGCATAAGTTAGGATACCATGTATATTGTCTATATCTCCCATAACATCTATATTAGACTTTCTTAGATAATCAACTACACTTTTATCTGCTTTAACATATGCTGGATTTTTTAGGATTAAAGATAAGGCACTAGGATCAAGGTTACCTCCACGCGTTCCTTTAATTCCATTCTCATACATATATTTATAAAGTTTTGAAAGTGATCTAAGCTCTAAATATTTATCAAATATCAATTTAACAATTTCTATTGTATCTTCATCAACTTTAAGTTTATACATTTTTCTTTGGTTCATATTTTCATCATAGTAGTTAATTTGAGTACTAATAAAACCATATGGGGGCATACCTCCTAGCCATCTTCCTGTTCTAGCTAATTCATACATATTATCTCTAACACGTTCAGCTATAGTTTCTCGTTCTAACTGAGCAAATACAGATGATATATACATCATAGCACGTCCCATAGGAGTACTAGTATCAAATTGTTCTTTAATTGATACAAAAGATATATTAAGCTTATTTAGATCTTCTATAAGAGTAGAGAAGTCAGAAATATTACGGGATATTCTATCTAACCTATAACATATTAAATAATCAAACTTTTTATCTTTAGCATCTTTAAGCATTTCTTTAAACTTTGGTCTATCCATAGATTTACCAGAGAAACCTTCATCTTCGTATACTAAAAATTCATTAACTCCTAGGTTCTTAGCATAGTCCATGCAAAGTTGTATTTGGTTTTCTATAGATTCACCTTTTCCAGTAAATTTTGATTTTCTTGAATAGATTGCAGAAATCATAAGGTTCTACTCTCCTTAATATTAAATTTTAAGTATATAAATTCATAATTACGACAGGCGTATTTAATCTATCTATAAATTACAAGTATAGGAGTATCAATTGTACCTTGGAATAAATTTTTAATAGTGTATGAAGAATCATAAAGCATGACAATGTTTAAATAGTAAGATAATTAAAGTTAGATTGTTATTTTAAAATCAATTACTAAATTATTTTCTGTATTTTTAATACTATTCAAATTTAATATCTCGTATTACTTAATACTTTAAGTAGTTTCAGTTAATTCAGTTACATTTTCAATCAAACTTTTTTAAAGAATAAGCTTATAAAATATTTGACAATTAAGTAGAATTTATTTTGAATCGAGTACTTGAATATGCAGTTTTTTACAACTCCTTTTATATATTTTCAATTTATATTGATTAGTAAAAGTACTCTACAAGATTAAATGTAATTTCTAAAGTAAATATTAATTTATGTGAGTTATATAATCCTTATATACTTGTATGGCTTATAAGTTAAAAAAGAAAATTAAAACACATACGATTTATTGGTAGGTATATTTAAATATACATGGAGGTGATTAAAAAATAACCTTAGAAAAATATATGATCATATCAAATAAAAAACTAAAAAGTCAAGAAATAATTTAAAAGTAGAGTTGGAAGTTAGTAAATCAAGATAAATTGCATAGGACAATTTTCAATAAACATAAAATTTAGTGGGGGTGGTTGCAATGGCACCAAGAAAAAGCAGAGAAATAAAAGTTGAGGTAGTTTACCCAGAAGATCCATATTGGATTGAGGAAATAGAAAGAAGAAAAGCTAAATGGATACTTGATAGACAAAGAGAAAAATATGGGGATGAAGTATTGAGTATAGCTTACCCAATATGGATAAGAACAAAGGAACTAGAAGAAACTGGTTTGAGTTATGAAGAAGCTAAAGAAATAGCGATTAAAGAATATAACGATAAACAAGGAGCTTAGGCTCTTTGGCAATGAAAATTTGTACAAGGAGTGAGTTAAATGAGTATAAAAATACTTAAAAGTTTTATGAAAAAATATAGCTATTTAGGACAAGAACTAGATAATAAATTTGATGAATTAAAAGCTTATAATAAGCAAAAAGAGGACAAGCAACATTGTTAAACACAGTATTTCAAAACATTAATTTAATGAAGATAAAAAAAGAGGCCAAAAGAGGACCAAATAAAAAATTCCAATTTAACTATATACGTAGATAGATATAACTACAAGTAAAAACTTATAAATTAATAGATTTAAATAAAGTGGGGGTGAATTTCTTGGAGTATAGCATACATGGATTTAGCCAAGAAAAAGCAATAGAACTTGAACTAGATGATAGAGACCTATTAATACTAAAATGGTTTGTAAAATTTAAAGATAGTGAAAGAATGATATCAAAGATCATTTCAGATGATAAGTACTATTGGATTAAGTATGATGGTGTAACAGAGGATATACCTATTACAAAGATGAAGAAAGATACAGTCTATAGAAGACTAAAGAAGATGTGCAAGATAGGAATATTAAAATATAAAACAGTAAAAATAGGAGGGTCATATTCTTATTATGCTCTAGGTAGAAAATATAAATTATTAATAGATACTAATTATAGGACATCGGATTTAAATCCGAAGCTATCGGAAATAAATCCCGAACAAAATACCCTATTACCATATCCTAATACTATATCTATTGATAGAGTAACTAGTGTAAATTTATCCACAGATTTGAATAGTATAAAAGGTATGTATAAATTATCTGATAGTGAACTAAAAAGTATAGTTTTAGCAGTAGATATATCTGTTGAAGATGGAACAATTAAATCACCAAAAGGCAGCGAGGGATATTGGAAGTATATACATAAAATATGCAACGACAAGTTAAGTTCAAAAAAAGGAAATTAGGAGTGATATAAACTATGGGAATAATAGAAGCAGCTAAGATTCTTAGAGACATAGCAAAGCAGATTGCTAAAGATAGAGGTATAACAGAACAAGAAGCATGGTTAGAAGCTTTAGAGGTATTCAAAAGAGAATACAGAGTTTGGTAAGTTTATATTTAAGGATGAGATAAAAATGCCTAGTAGAGGTAGTTGTGTAATTTATATAAGAAAAGCGAGAACTTATTGTTTCGCTTTTCCTATAATTACTCTTAAGGTTGATGAAGAGTTATAAGCTATAGAAAAAGAAGTTATGGAATCTATTAATCTATCAGCATCATTCTCATCTATATAAAATTTTACATTTATTATAGAAATTTTGTAATAGTTTAATATGGCCTGCATAGCTAGAATAACATCATCATCTTCTTTAGAAAGCTTTGAAGTTTTATTATTTAAACTATTGATTAATGTTTCTATAAACCTAATATCTTTATTGACTTTAGTAGGATTAATGTTTTTTGTAGCAACAGATTGAACCAATAAATACATATAGTTATCTATGATTTCTAATTCTTTAATGTATTCGTTGTGAATTGGTTGTGGAGCCATAGAATTAAATGCATAGGTTGTATTTACATTTATTGTAAATATAATTAGTAAAATTGAAAATACAATACTTAATTTCTTTATAAACATATATTCACCTCCTTTATACAATTATTATGTGTAGAGGAAAAACTATAAATTCAGAATATGTAATAAAAATTTATCTTAAATAAAAAAATGGATTACTAAGAATATGTCATATTTTAAATAATAAGAAAGAAATTAGATTATTATTTATAGATTTAAATATAAAACAAAAAATTAAATAGGGGTGATTAGAGTGAAATGTTCTAATTCTTGTGATTTTGATTTTACAGATAACTATCTTGCTTTATTAGCTTGCATATTAAATCCAAGTTTAAGTATAGGAAAAGCTATTAAACATATAGTACTTGATGATCCTAAAGATGATAAGGGAGGACATTATAGAAAGATTAAACCTAAACAGAATTATAATTATAAAGTTAAGGTAGTAGATGAAGTAGAAGAGAAAGAAATGGAGTTTGATGGATTAGATGATTGTTGTAAATTTCTAGATATGAGAAGGGCAGATATAACAACTTATATAAAGCACAATAGATTGTTTAGAAAGAGATTTAGGATACAAGCTTTAGAAACTATAAGAGAAGTTGAAAGAAAGCCGTTGATAGTTATAGATAAATTAAAAAATGAGACTATAGAGTTTGAGAGTGTTAATAAAGCATGTGACTATTTAAATGCTAGCAGAGGCAATTTAAATCAAGCCATAGAAGCTAAAAGACTTTTTAGAAAGAGATATAAACTTGAGTATAAAATAAGGGGTGATAAGAATGAGTAAATCAACAGAGTTAAAGTATGTTGAAATAGAACTTAGTATACCCAGTGTAAAAAAAATATTCTTTAAAGCAAGTGACTATAAAACATATCCAAATTATATGGCACTAGCACAATGTATATGTGGTAAAGAGATCAATGGAAAATTAAGGTTTCCAGAAAGTGCAGATAAAATAATGAGTGCTTGAGGGATCAGAGGTGGAAATAAGGAGGAATAAATTTATGGATTAAAAGAAAGATAAGTTATAGGTGGTGGAAAATATGAAAAATCGAGACAAATTGTTTATATTAATTGCTATAGTTATAGCTATTATAATTTTAATTTGTTTTAAGCTATTTGCTAGTATAGGTATAAGTTGAGAATATTTTTTATTTAGAGTTAAAAAGGACTAGCGTTAACTAGTCCTTTTGGGAATTGGATATTGAGAGTTAAAATTTGAAAATAGTCTAAATAAACTGCATTTAAACTGTTAAAGGGTAAAATCTATTGATATCTTCAAATGTCAATTTTATTATTTGTCTATTTATTGAAAAATATTCAAAAACTCAGTAAATTTAAATATAAAATTTAAATTTATTATGAAAGTTTATATAAATTTTATTTTAATTAAGTAAAAATTAAGAATAAGGGTATATAATAATTAATCATATAGATATACAAGGGTTACCTTAGATGATAAATATATTTATATAGGTAGTTTTATTGATAGAAATTGTTAGAAATATGTTAGGAGTGATAGTATGAATGGCAAAAATAATAAAGGCATTGTAAGAAATATCGATTCACTAGGAAGAATCGTAATACCAAAGGAATTTAGAAGAATGTTAAATATAAATGAAAATGATCCAGTTGAAATTTTATGTGAAAATGGAACTATTAAGCTTAAAAAACATAATAATTCGTGTATTTTATGCGGATCAAAAGAGAATTTAAAAAACATCAAAAATATTTTTATATGTGAAAAATGTCTAGAGGAAATGAAAGATATTATTGATTAAAAGAAAAACGGGAAGTGACTGCCTATGGAGAAAAAAGAATTATTTAAAAAGTAGAATTAAGATTACATAATTATAAGTTTCTAGAAGCTCAAATAAATAATATAGAATTAGATATAAAGAAAGAGAAAATGAGATATAGAGGTTGTGGAGCTATAAATTATGGTGAGAGAACAAGTGAAACTTATAATATTTCTAGAATTGTTGAAAAAGAGGTTATAGATAAAGAGAAGAAAATAGATAAATTGATGAAAAGTAAATTAGAAAAAGAAATAGAGAAAGCGAAAATAGAAAACTCATTAAGTTGCTTAGATGTTAATGAAACTAATTTCTTTGAATTATTTTATAATAGCAAAAATAAAAATAATATGAAATATATAAGCCTTAAGCTACACATGGATCGCAGTCATTGCTACACAGTAAGAGAGCGATTAGTTTATAAAATTATGGGTATGTTGTATCCAAACTATGAAGAACTACCATTATTTAATGAAAATAATAGCAAAGCCAACACTTTGGCTACATTTTAGCGACAAAGTAAAGATTTTTTATACATTCAGAGGTGGTAATATAGTAGTATAGGAAATTTAAGATAACTCAATTGCTTATTTCCTAATAATCCCCTCTTTATATAATGGCTAGGGTATAAATTTACCCTAGCAACGTGAGGAGATAGTTTAATGGTAAAATAGCTATTTAGAAGATAAGAGGTTCGATTCCTTTTAACCCTCACCAATATAACTTTACGGCTCTTAAGAGCACTCTGTAGCGGTATGGAGTATAAACTAGTTACATTTTTAGATTTATTAGCAACAACTTATTACGTTCAAAAAAGTCAGGACTTTCTCACCTGGCTTTTTTATTTTATATTTACTTTATTTAAATGAGTGTGGATATATTATAAATTATGTATAATTTAAATATAAGCTATTGAACAATAGTAATAAATTATTAATACTTAAGTGGGGGAGATATTATGAGGAAGTGTTTAAGATGCAATGAAATTATGGTTGAAGACTACATGCTGAAAACTGAAAATTTTACAGCTCAAGCATCAGTAGTATTAGGAAAAGGAAGTGGGGTTTTTTCATCAAATAAAGGAAAGATAAAGGCTGCAGTATGCCCAAATTGTGGAGAAATTTCAATATTTTTTGATAAGCTAGATAAAATTAAATAGTGTATTCATATTAAAAGTATATGAATTAAAAGTGGACAATTAGGGTCCATTTTTTTTATAGGTTTGTATTCAAATGAGATTTGAGGTGGTGAGATATGAACTATGTAGAACCTATTAGAAATTTAGATACATTAGAAAATATGTGTTCCTATTTAAAAAAGACAAATAGTCTTAAGAGAAAAGAAAACAGGGAAACAAAAATTCATAGAGATAAACCCAATAATGAAAAGAGCAATTAAAGATTATGTAGAGGACAAGGATACTAATGATTTTTTAATTAAATCACGTAAAAACTACAATAGGCCTATATCTAGAGAAAGAGCATATGTAATTTTAAAAGAGCTTGGAGAATTATTTGATGTTCCTTGTTTAGGAACCCATAGTATGAGAAAAACATGGGGATACCATTACTATAAACAAACTAAAGATATAGCATTACTTCAGAAGATATTTAACCATCCATCTCCAGCTGTAACCTTACATTATATAGGTATAGACCAAGACAGAATGAATAAAGCTTATACTAGCTTTAGATATTTTTAATTTAATTTTATCTAGAATATAACATAAAAAGAGAATGTTATATTGGTTTATTTTACATAGAAAAAATAAAGGTTGAAGTTATTGAAAATACTAAGTTTACAGTGGGTATATAAGTTGATAATATGTATATAACACACTATTAGATATGTTATGTTCATAAGGCATTTATAATCAATTTAAACATCTAATAAATTATAGAAAAATTTGTATATTACTAAAGCTTAAGGGAAATTATAATTACTAATTATGATTTTGGAGGTATAGTTGATGTTTAAACATGATAAAAAATTGTTAAGAGAAGTAAAAGTAGAAAGACCAAATCCTCAATATGCAGTTTTAATGCAAGAGCAATTAGGAGGAGGAAATGGAGAGTTAAAAGCAGCAATGCAATATTTATCTCAAAGCTTTAGAATAAAAGATAAAGAGATAAAAGATTTATTTCTAGATATAGCAGCGGAAGAACTTAGCCATATGGAAATGGTTGCTCAAACAATAAATTTATTAAATGGACATGATGTTGATTATAAAGCAGTTGATTCTGGAGAAATAGAAACTCATGTATTAAGTGGATTATCACCATTTTTAATAAACTCTTCAGGAGCACCTTGGACTGCTGATTATGTTACTGTAACAGGAGACTTAGTTGCAGATCTATTATCAAATATAGCATCAGAACAAAGAGCAAAAGTTGTATATGAATACTTATATAGACAAATTGACGATAAATATGTAAGAGAAACAATAGACTTCTTACTTAATAGAGAAGAAGCTCATAATGCTTTATTTAGAGATGCATTAAATAAGATTAAAGATACAGGTTCAAATAGGGACTTTGGAGTTACTGAAGATTCTAAACTATACTTTGACTTATCTAGTCCGGGACCTAACAATCATAATACAAAGATAGATATTAATCCGCCTTCTTTCAATGAACCAATAAAAAAATAGTAAACAAAAAAAGAACTCTTTAAAAGGGTTCTTTTTTATTTAGCTAAAGATTTATAATACTTATTTAATTCACTAAATATTACAAATTGGTAAAAATAGGTAGATTAAAATTTAAGGTAACCGTATTATATACTTTGGAGGTGTATTAAAATGAAGAAAATATCAGGTTTACTTTTGATTGTTGTTATGATTGTTTTACTAGTTGGATGTGGAGATAAGCACGAAGCCAAAAACGATAATAAAAACTCACCAAAAAGTAAATATGAAATAGATAACAAGGGGTCTATTTCAATGACAGACAAAGATTTTGAAAAATTCTATATTAGATCAAAAAAGGAAGCTTTAAAAACTATTGATACTTTAGATGAAAATGACTATTTAGAAGCAAATAAATCTGCAATGGTTATTTTCGAAAATAACGCAATGACATTTTTATTGCATGCAATTGATAAGCCAGGTGTAAATGACAATACTGTTTTAGTAACATATGAATATGATAGTAAAGAAGATAAGTATATAAAAGGACCTATTCAATATAATCACCATCTATATAAAGATATGTAA